GCATTTCGTTTCGCCAGCCTCGACTGCCAAACAGCGGTGGCAGCAATTGGGCTATGTTAGTGCGCGCTGCGCCGCCGACTCCGTATAAGATTACGATTAGGTTAAAAGGCTTAATGCGCGTGGCTAACTCTGCGTCCTTCGGCCCGCTTTGGCGGAATAGCAGCACTGGTGCTTTCCACGTTCTACGTTTTGAAAATAATAGTGGCTTTTTTGACCCAGCCTTAGCCGGGTGGAATTCCGTAACGTCGTGGAGTGCAAACACCGTAGCGAACCAGAGGTTTTTACGCACGTTGGAATGGTTTCAACTAAGCGATGACGGAACTAATAGAAAAGTTTCTCTTTCGGCTGATGGTGATGAGTGGTTGACATTTTGGACGGGGTCAAGGACGACGTTTACTACTCCGAATCAGGTTGGTTTTGGAATGAATAACTACCCAAATAATGATCCAGCGATGGACGGGGTGATGACGCTGCTGTCGTGGGAGGTCACATGAAGTTTGAGGGTGTGCGAGCAACGCAACTATGGAGATGGGAAGAACAGGTGAAAGATCTCCTTTCAACTGTTCAAATTCATGACATGAGTGTTGATAACATTCTTGACTTTGTCGGAAGACAAGTTCTTCAACTCTGGATTTTGCGAGATGGTGTGAAAGTGCATGGTGTGCTGCTAACGGAAATTGTGCATCATCCGAAGCACTCGATTTTAGTGCTGAAATACGGGGCCGGAAAGTTGCCTGCAAATGCCAAGAAAATTTTAAGGGATATTGTAATTCCGTGGAGCAAGATGTATGGTTGTTCCAAGATTGAGGTAGCGGGCCGAAAAGGCTGGAAGCGGGTTTTAGGTCTTACTCAAGAAATTCCGCTGTATCGAGGAGATATCTGATGTCCGGTGGCGGTGGCGGAGGCCAGACAACCCAGATCCAGAAATCCGATCCGTGGGTCGGCGCGCAACCATTTCTGTTAGATGCTTATCAGCAAGCAAAGGCTGCCGCTGCTCGCACGCCGACAAGTGCGTTTAGCGGAAATTTTGTCAATCCTGCTAATACTCTACAGCAACAGGCTGTTAATCAGGCAGCGCTAAGAGCGAACACGCTCAGCGACGGACAGAATGTGCTAGATGTCGCAAATGAAAGCCTGTCTGGTAGGATGCTTGACAGCAATCCGTATCTGCAGCAGGCAATCGATGCGACTGTCCGGCCTGCCGTGCAGCGCGCAACTGACGAGATCCTACCGTCAATTACGACGAGTGCGGGCGCACAGGGCGCTTTTGGCGGCACGCGGCAAGCATTTTTAGAAGCGCTTGTCGCGCGGGATGTGGCCAGGCAGGTCGCGGATACTGCGGCGCAAATGTGGAATAACAATTATAATCGCGAGCGGATGATACAAACGCAGATCGCGCCGCAGATGTTAATGGCTGGAAATACGCTGCAGATGGCGCCGAGTCAGGCATTGTTAGAAGCCGGAAATGAGCAGTATCGGCTTGACGATCTTATCCGCATGAACCAGCAGATGCAGTTTGAGGATGAGATCAACCGCCACTGGCGCGCGGTTAATCCGTATATTGCCGCACTTAGTGGGCTCGGAATGCCTGGTGGACAAAGCGTGACTACTGCACAGGGTGCTCCAGGCCTAAGTCGTGGCAGCGCGGCCGGGGCCGGGGCGTTAAGTGGAGCCGCTTTAGGCACGGCAATTTACCCCGGCTTGGGCACCTTGATTGGCGCAGGCATTGGCGGACTCGCCGGTTATTTTGGAGCAAGGTAAATGAGCGGTCAGTGGGGCTGGAGCGGAAACAATGAGCCAGTCGGGGCCCGCTTTGCGCGTGGGCTGCGGCAGTTATTCGGCACGCCACGACCGGGCACCGCTCCAAGTAACGCGCGGTTGGGCGAACTTGAGCGCATTGCCAGGCTTTACGGATACTTACCTCCAATTGACCCGCGGCTTATGCCTGTATCGCAAGGGCCTTCGATACCTGATGATTTCGAAGTGCTCATGTCCCCGGCACCGAGCCCGCCGACTGAACCGCGTGGTATCGTGCCGCCGCAAGAACGAGCAAATGGGCCGCAGACCGAGGCGGAAAGAAATTGGCTGGAGCGTCTAGGCATTCGGCTGCGCCAGGGCACCGACGAGGAGCTGGCTCGATTAAACCCAAGGCCTGTGCCGGGCGACCAGGTTGGGCGGATTCGTGGCACTGGAGAGCCTAGGCCTAATCCGTTTTTTGACCTGGCGCAGATGAACGCGGAGGAAATGCTTCGGCGCAGCGGACAGCGTTATCCCACTACGCAGATTGCACCGACTGAAGAAACGCCTCCGACGCCAGAAGAAGCTCCAGCGCCGACCCAGCCACCGCCGTCGCAGGCCGCTGGTCGAGCCACGCCGACCTTTCCGACTTTCCAGGGTCGCGATCCTGATTTTGAACGGGTGCGGCGGCAGTATGAAGAAGGCCGCCCGCGGCAGCGTGAACGTGATCCGGAAGAGCGTATGATGCGGATCATCGCTGCCGGGCTTGCTGGGATTCCCGGTAGGACAGGGCTTGATGTAGCATCTGGTGTGCTTAGCGGGATTGGGCAGGGTTATGCGCGGGAGTCTGATCGTGACGAAGCGCTCTGGCAACGGGATGAAGAAGCCAGGAGACAGTTTGAGTTAGGACTTGCCGGGCTGCTCGGGGCGCAGGAACAGGCGCAGTTTAATAACGCGCTGGCACGTCAGACCTTTGACCGACAGAGTGCGATTAGCGCAGAAGAACTTGCTCTGCGCCGCGAAGGGCTGGATATTCAAAGAGAAAATGCCGGGCTGAATGGACTGTTAACCCGGATGCGGATTGCTGCGCTGGCGCAGCAAGCTGGCTTAGCAAGCGACCCAGCACAAATTCTCGCTAGGGGCGTGCATGAGTTAGTAACAAGACCTGCGACGCAGTTAACTGTAAACGGTCGTCCGCTAACTTTTGACGTGGGCGGACAGCAGTTAACTTTTGGGCAAGTTAGAGACAGGCTGCTGCAAATGCAGGGGCGGGCAAGTAATTTTGCGTCCAACCCGTTGTTTGCTGCTAATCCGGGCATGGCGGAGAGGGCTATCCAAGCCCAGTTAGGCGACCTGTTTATGCAGCGCTTTATGACGCTAAGCCCGATTGAGCAGAGGGAAGTGCTTATGCAACTTGCCCGACTTGGTGAGGGGCGTGCGCGGTTCGGCACTACCAGGATTAATGAGGATGAGTGATACGTATCGGCCGATCACGCTTGAGTCTTTGGCTGGGGCTCCGCCAACGGCCGCCACACCTGGCGGATTTTGGAATCCTCTACGTCAATTTGCTGCGTCGGCTGTGCGCAGCGGGACAAGCGAATTAGTCGGGCTGCCCGGAGAATGGGCAGCGGATATGTTTGGGACTACGTTAGAAGAAAACGACGCTTGGCGGAATAGAAATTTTTGGACTTCCATTGGCTCGCAAATCGCAGGCGCGGTTCCTGCTTATTTGGCTAGCGCTGCTGTAACCGGTCCCCTGGCTGTCGGCACGGGACTTGCCAGGGCTGTTCCCGCTATTGGCCGTCTTTATGGCAACCCGGCAGTGCGGGCTGCGGCGTATGCCGCTGCGCCTGTGCGAACGGCAGCGCTTGAGGCTACGTTGTCAACGGTGCCAATTAGCGCGGCGCGGCTCGCAGTCGCGCCGGTGCTTGGCGGGGATTTGGAACACACTGCCGCAAGTATCGGTATTGATCTTGCGGGCTCGGCGGTGCTGGGGGGCGGTTTTGGGCTGCTGCGTGGAATGCGCAGCGGCAATGTGCTTGAAACGGAACAGTTACTTGCGAGGCACGTGCCGGAATACAATATCTCCGCGCCGCCACAGGAAAGGATGCAGGCGCTCGAAAACTTTAATCCACCAACGCCGGACCTTGCAGCGCTGCGGGATCGGACGGTTGAAGCGCTTAAGCAGACTGTCAGGATTGAAAACGCTCCATCGTTGGCGGGGCGGAGTCCGTGGCTTGCGGGGCTGGAAGGCATGGAAGACACTGGCGAAAAAGCCAGGCGTGCCATGCAGCTCGACTTTAACAGGCTGTTCAGGCCGACCCCGCCCACGACTGAGGAGCGAGCGCTCCGAGTGCAAACGCTAAGTCGTAGCGGCACCGGATTTGACTCGGACACTGCTTGGCGTGCGATCGTGGATGAGGTAGGACTCCCGCAGAATTGGGAGCGGAACATCCAGTATCCTCGCGTTGTGACGGCGCGGGGAAGCGCTGCCGAACAAGTAGATGCTGTTATTCGCCGGTATCTGGAAGATGTCGGGGATGGCTGGTTCATTCGTCGGGAGCAAAATCAGGATCTGTTTTTAGTTGCGCGTGAACTTCCCAGCACGGAAGACGCTAAGCGTTGGTTTATCGCACGCACCAACGCTCCAGAACGCCTACGCCCACTGTCTCCCGCGCTTCGCCGTGGGGACAAGTTAGCAAGGTTTGTTGGACAGGCAGAGGAGACACTGCTTGAACAAGCCGCGAAGGCGATGCCGGAAGACTCCATTCTGCGAATGGCTGTGGAAGGTCAGAAGAACCGCCCGGTTGCCATGCGCCAGAACCTTGCGACGTGGAGTATGGCAGATTATTTCCCGCAGCCGTTGGCGCGCGTCGCGAAAGAACTAGAGCCGTTGCGGGATGAGGTGTGGAGGCGGACTAAGAGCGTCATCGCGCCAACGATGCATAGGTTTAAGGATCGGCCGCTGATTTCGTGGACGATCCAGAACGCAAAGCATATTTACGAAACTGCGCAGGGTAAAGCGGCAAGGGCCCTGCACGGGCGCAGGCCAGCGATTAGCCCTCTTGGGCAAATTATCCGTGGCCTGCCTGATGAGGGAGGACTTCGCTCCCTCTTTGACAAAATTCAGGAGTCTGATGTTGCGACCATTGCACGTTACGCGCATGCGCGGGAAACTGGAAAGTTAAGTCTTGACGATGCTCTGAAAGCAATAGCGCCTGACGTTGACGCCGCGTCGCTTGAGCGTGTGACGCCGTTAATCCGGGAATGGGACCGGGTGGCGAATGAGGCCTGGCAAGAACTCGTGCAGACTGCGCAGATTACGGGAACAAAACTAGGGCGGGAAGTCGAAGGCTGGGCGATTCCGCACATGTGGCCTGGTGATTTTCGTCAGCGGGTGCTGACGGACGATCGCAGGACGATAATTTTCGGAGGCCGGACAAAGAACGAAGCCAGGCTCGAAGCGGAGCAGTGGGTTAAGCAGAACGGTGGAAGGCTGAATGGTGAACCTTTTCAGACTGACCGGAAGGGGGATTACGAGCTTCTGTTAGAAAGCCGCGCCAAAAGACTTGTGCCTAACGAAGTCGGGATCAACCAGCCGGGCAATTTGAAGAGCCGGCAGAGAAATCCTGCAGGCGGCTATGTCGGCGATATTAATATGAAGTTGCCGAGTAAGTCGGAACTGTGGGACATTCTCTCGTCCGACATCACGATGAAGTATCGAAGCATCGCGGAGCGGGTAGTCAACCGCTTAACGCAGCCATTGCTGCCGGAAATTCGAGGCCGGTATGGCAGAGCGTCGTTAAACGAAGCCGTGCAGCAGCTGCGCGTGATGCGGGGGGAAGAAGGGGAATTTAGCCGCTGGCAGAATAAAGCCATGAGTTTGCTGGACCCCCTTCTTGGGAAGAACAGCGCGTCGAAAGTTGCCACTGCTTGGAACGCTACCGAGTCACACTTTGCGTTCGGGTTCGGGAATTTAAGTTTTCCTGCCGGGAACCTCGTAACATTTCTGCAGACCGTGGCTCCGAAGTTAGCGTTAACACGGCAACTCGGGCAGAAAACCCCAGAGGCTGTGTGGAACTACTTCGACTTCCAGCCAAGTTTTAACTCCCAGGGCCTGCCTGACGGAGCGTTCGCCAGCATTAGCCCGTTGAAGTTAATGCGGGAGGCGGCGCGGTCGTTGATAAAGCCTACTGAAGCGGAAAGAGCGGCTTTTAGTCGGGCTGTTGAAGAGGGGATTATCGCTGCTCGCATCCAGGACGAATATCTGGGTGTTAAATCGCGCTTTATGCAGGCGCTGCGTGACGCGAGAAGAGGTGAAGAGCCTATTGCTAATTTGATCCGCGCAGGCGCGACCGCAAATTTAGCGTTACCACATAGAGTTGAAGAATTAACTCGCGCGCATGCGTTTATGACTTGGTTCAAAGTCGGCAAAGAACTCATGAACATGACTGACGAGTCCGCGTATGTTTTCGCCAAACGCGGGACTTGGCAGACGATGTATGGCTATAGCCAGGCTGACCGACCGAGGATGTTTACCGGGCCGGTCGGAATGATGTTTGGCTTGTTTAAAAACTGGATGTTCAATTACACCGCGGACCTGGCGAAGTATGTCGGCGAGGCTACGCGCGGTAACATGAATGCGCTGCTGTGGGCGCTCGGCGGCGTGGCAACGACTGCGGGTCTTGGCGGTATCCCGCTCGTCGCAGCCGTTGACCAATTCCAAAGGCTGTTCAATAACAAAAGTCTGGTAGAAGAATTGTATGGAGTCGCCGGGATTGAAGTAGGCGATGTGATCAACTACGGCCTGCCGGCGCTGTTTGGTGTGAGCCTGCAGGGCATGATGGCAGCGCCATTTAACGACCCCCGGCGAGATCTGACGTTTTTAACGAACGTTGTAGCGCTGCAAAGGGTGCATCGTGTAGCGAAGGTTGCCGGGGATATCTGGGACCGTTGGGCGGCAGGCGGGGAAAACCCATTCACGCAGGATAGGACCTGGGACCAATTGCATTTTGCGCTTTCGCCGCGCACTCTATACCGGCTGTTTGCGCAAATCGAAGACGGGGCGTTGAAGTCGATCAGAAATGGTAGGCCTATTATTGAGGGAGTGAGTGAGTTTGAAAGGGCGCTGAACGCGATAGGGATGACTCCGACACGCATTGCCCGAGCCTGGGAAGTCAGCGAGTCACTCTGGGACGATCAGGATCGCAGGCGGAAGCTGACGACAGATTTTGCCGAGGCTTATAGCGACGCTATGACTGCCGGAGACTCCCGGGCCATGCAAAACGTAATTCAAAGAGCCATTGAGAATGGCGTCGACCTTAGTTCTGTTATGCGTGGCGCTATGATGCGGCAGCGTAATCTGGTGCGCCCGCAAATTCCGACGGACTATTTACGGCTGCCTGGGGCATACGAGCGTATGCGTGCGCTCGGGCTTGTTGAACAGTGACATAGGGGGCCTCAAGGCCCCCTATTCATTATTACGAAAAATCATAAGGATTAAATATCAATCCGAGTCTTTCTTGTTCTCTTCGCTGCCAGTCAATTTCTTTGAAACGTGTCCAATCGGATTTGTGTTTGTTATTCTCTGAAATTGTTGCCCATCGAAGATTGTCACGCCGATTGTCAAGCCCGTTTCCGTTGATATGATGAGGGACATATTTTGGCCCTGGCGGCGGAGATATGCGCAGCATAACTGCGCGATGAAGGTAGAGTCCAATACGGTTGTTAAAAGCGCATATTTGACGGCGCGCGTAAGCTCTTCCGCGTTGGTCTCTGTGAAGTTGCCATTGGTCACAACGTAAATCCTCGTCCTCAACGGAGATTAACGTAATAAACCCTTTTCCAAGCATTATATAACTTGGGCGGTCCCAATCAATCTCCCTGGGGTCAAACATCGTCAATCCCCGTTCGCGTCATCACAGGAATAAACGCCCTGCCTCGGCTAGTAGGCTGGACGGTGCAGAGCCCGGAAGAGACGAGTTCTTGCAACGCGGCGTCAACGTATTGTGGCGGCACATCAGCCATAAGTTTCCTCCTGATACGATGCTCAATGATTGGCTCTCGGTTGACCCCGTATTCGATTTTGAGCCATTTGTGGATGTTGTTCAGAGCAGAAAGTAGCGGGTTCTGGCCGAGGTGTTCAAACACGAGCGGAAGCATAGACTCCGCCTCGAGCAGCGTTTGTCGCGCACGTTCAACGTGGTCGGTGTTTATGATGAGGTTATTGCTCTCTGCTACAGAATAGACCATGCAAAGTTTGAGCCAATGGATCGATCGGCGCGGGTTATACTCGGCGAACCGGGTGTCCGCAGGCATCGGCGGCATTCCCTCCGATACCCAAGATTGCAGGATCTTAGCAGCATCCGGCGTAACTTTAAACCTGCCGTGGAGCGCGTAGATAGATTTGAGATCCGAAATAAGGTGCGTATAGTCCGGCTCATCCTCGACGCCAAACAGGTCTATGGCCTTCACATCTTCGGAGTATACGAAATTAAGCCGGGCGGTGAAGCCCATGCCGATCGCGGTCTCGCCCCAGTTTGCCTGTATGCTTTTGGGTGTGATGCCTCCGACGATGGTCAGGAACAGGTTCTCAATGACTTGCTCTCCGCGGGACAAAGTTTCGTAACGCCAGATTTTCGGACAGTCAAAAAAGTCGGTCAGGTCGGTCATGATTGAGTAATCTCTGTGGCGGATGAAAGTGGACAGCTCGTCAAGGAAGCAGGCATACGCAGTTTGCGTAATAAGCGCTCCGGAAGCGTCCGTGGAAACCTTAGTTGATGACGCCAGGTTGTCGATGAGTTTTTCCCTGGTAAGGGAATTGGGAGAAAGACGAAAATCTTTGAGTGTAGAAAGCAACTCTCTTCCGATGCGAAGCGCACGAGTCTTTCCCACGCCCGGCGGGCCGACGAGGACGACGTAGAAGTTAGCAAAAAGAGGCTCCCCTTGGATCAGCAAATAACATCGTCGCTGTAAAGCGGCTCCTATTGTGGCAATTGCTGTCCATTTGCGGAAGATCTCAGGGCTATTTGAATGGCTGGTTGATGAGAGAAACTCGTCGATCCAGTGGCGACCGCTCCGGCGGTGGGGTTCTTGGGTCGTGGCCTGTCCAATCGGAAAGGCCGTAGTGATTTTCGATTGAGCCATCTTTGTTAACCCGCCTCTTCCCCCAATTCCAGCCGGACACGGCGTCAGACCTGATCACTACCGGCATATTGTTGATTTTTATCTCAACGGCTAATAGCCGTTGAATATCGGAGATTAACTTAGCCTCGTCCTCAACCTTCGGGTCAAATTGAAGTAAGATGGAGTCGTGAACCTGCGCTAAGATTTCGACGCGGCCGGATAGTTCGAGTTCCCGCCACACAAGATACAGGCCGTAGTTGAGGTAGTCGCCGATGACGGATTGCGGCTCATACGCGATCGCCTCTTTGATAACGGAAGAGTCCGTGGGGCGGCCGGGGAAAAATCTCTTGCGGCCAAGAGCGGTGGTAATGGTCCGGGTTGACGCGAGTTGTTGCATGACACGGGCGTGCCAGCGGCGGATGCCGGGGAATTCCTTGAAATAACGATTTTGAAAGTCTTCAGCAACCTTGCGCTCGATCTTTAGATGCGCTTGGAGAACCGGCGGGGTGCCGCCGTAGTTGGAGCCGTGCCCGCCACGTTTAGCGAGATCTCGGTAAGAAAAATCCCGGTAGTATTTTTGTTCTGCGATGGCTCGGTTGGTCTTTTTGTCGGTAGTCCAGGGAAGGTCCGGCCAGCACATCGTGCAAACGTAAGTATGCGGATCACCGGACATGCAAGCACGCTGGTAATTTTCATCGCCGGAAACATAGGCCACGACGACGGACTCCGCCTGGGCCAAGTCAAATTGAAGAAACTTTTTTCCAGGGTCTGGGATAATGATCCGCCTGAGTTTATCCGTGATATTTTGAAGATTTGTCCCTCTGTGAAACACATTGTCCGAGGACGACCAACGGCCAGTCTCGGTTCCAGTGACGTGATAACTGCACCGCAAGCGCCCATCCGGGTCGACCCCTGTGCGCAACGTCGCGAGTTTCTTCTCGACATCGCGAAGAGCCAGGATGAGTGTCGCGAATGGCCTGGCGCGCGGGTAGGTAAGGAGTTTTTCCATCGCCTCGCGGTTGGTAGTGACTACTTGCTCGCGCTTGATCTTGTCATAGCGCTGGATTGGTGGGATGCGCAGGACAGAGTAGAAAAAGTTTTTAAGTTGATCCGGCGATCGGTGGTTCAGCGGATAGCCAAGAATTGATGAAGTAAGCCTGGAAAGGAAATTGGAATAACGATCCGCTTCGATCGAAAGGCTGTGGATTGCCTCATCCCTGGCGTGGAAATCCACGCGCAGGCCGCGTAGCATCATCGCGAGAGCCGGGGCCTGCATCGTGCGAGACATGTCGTAGGCGAAGCCGCCGTCGAACTGTGAAAGTGCCTCATGCACTTCGTAAGTAATGCAATTGTCGAGGGCGTTGTAAATCCAAAGGGACTCGTCGTAGTGGGTGCCCGCGGCACCGTTGTGGGGGAGTTCATCTGAATAGAGGATTTTAGCCATAGATTTTTCTTTCCTCGATCCGAACCCCATGCATTCCAGCCCATTGTCGAGCAAGTTTCATGCCTGCCGACATTCCGTGGTCTATGTAAAACGCGACGAGCTGTGCGTAATGCATAATCATAGCACGGTTGATTTCGAGTCCCTCTGCGCGTTGGTCCTCATCCTCTTCGTAAAGAGCTCGCGTGTGGGCAAGCATTGCGTGTGATGCCCAGGGGATTTCTCCCCTGGACAGTGAGTCGCGAATGCATTGACGAAGGTAGTTTGTCGCCTTCTCGCCAGCGCCGAGCCCCGCCCACGGCGACTCAATCACCACAAGTCGCGGCTTAACCAGCATTGAGGTGACGCCCGATATCAGGCGGAGTCCAGCCGTCGGGTTTGAGGATCTTGCCGTCCTCACGCCGACGCACTTGGCCAGTGGCGGGATCGATCTTGGCCATGTTTGACGCATGCACCTCATCCCACAGCGCCGCGAGCGGCCATCCACGGGAATGAGCGTAGCCTATCAGGACTACGATGAGATCGATCACGGCATCCGCCTCGTTGAACGGGGAGGACGCCGTAGTGAATTCTTTGTATTCCTCGTCAATCAGTTTGCGATAAAGCAGAGCCTGTTCGTGATTGACCTCACCCACAGTCTGCCCGCACGCGAGCATGAACTGCGCCTGATCCTTGAACGGGTTACTCATCGTTGTTTTCCTCAATAACCGGGCCGGTAACCCTCCACACAATGCAATCATCGGTGGAGTCTACAGGTTCAAACTCTACTTCCAGGTCCAAAAGAAGTTCTTCAATAGCGAACACAACATCGGTGAAATTATAATCGAAGTTATCCGGAATTTCCACCACGACTTTCATGCTTCCCTCTTCTCCTCTCCACCTCGCGGCCTGTATTTCTTCCAGGCTCGTTCGTTCGCATAAAGGCTTCCCAAGAAGTCGAGCCCCTTGGGAAGTCCGGGGTAAAGACTGTGATGCTTGATCATCGTGTCATGGACGAACCTCCTCATCGGCCAGCGATAATGCAGAAAATACTGCAAATCATACAATCCATTCTGCAAGATTTTTTCAACATCCGACGCGAGGATATCCCGGCATACCTGCCAAGCGAACCGCTCGCTCGCGTGGTCCGGCCAATAATGATTGCCTGGTTTTCTCCTATCCCAGAACGGGATGACGTAAGCCTCATCCGGCGACGGCGAAAATCCCACACATGTGATCTGGCCAGCCTTTGTCTCGCAGTCAACCGCCAGGGCCGAAGCAGAAATCAAACGTTCCCGCCATTGGACAAGGTCTTCAATTGTCGGCTCAAGATACAACGCGCGCCGACGCAGGCGAAGTTCTGGAAAAGTTGACTCCGCCTTCGCTTTCATCAGGTCAGCGACAGTGATTGCGCGAAGTTCATATTGACGTAGAACCGCAGCAGGGTGATACGTGCCAATGACTTTGGCATTTGGATAGAGCGTTGAAAGATAAAGGGTGCCGCGGGTCTTTCCGATGCCGCTGGCTCCCGTAAGGGCGGACATCGCCACGTTGCCAAGAGCGACAATGATGTTGGGCTTGACTTGGGTGATTTCGTGGTAAAGCCTTTCCCGCGCGGGCTGGACGAATTCCGGCTTGATGTAAAGTTTGTTGTAAGGGATCAGGGCGAAAAATTGATTTGTGGGGATAGCCTCTCTGCGCGAAACGCACCAGGAAGTGAGGTCGTTGTCCGGAGGCCTGACGTCAAACACGTTGGTAATCGCGCAAGAGGCGCGGGAAATTCCCGCGTCCTCCAGCATGGAATTCAACTCTTGCCCGGCGGCACCTGCGAACGGGACTCCAAGTTTTTCTTCCATCGCGCCTGGCGCTTCACCGACCAGGAGGATGTTGGCCGGTCGAAGCAGCCCTTTCACGCGTTTCGCACTCGAAGGCAATGGCAAGGTAGGCAGCGCCGTCGATGTAGTTGTCACGATGGAACCTCCCAACAGCGATGCGCGCAAGTTTGGTCAGGGCTTGCATGATGGCAGCGTCGTGAGCCACCGATTTCTCTTCAAGTTTGCCTGACCATTTTGCATACCACGAAAGAAGTTCGCCAAAGGCCTGATGATTGACAAGGCAGTCCCCGTAGGTCTCGTTGCGGTCAACCGAGGTCAGCTCCGCCGCCGTTTGCAGCACTTCTAACCGCGGCACAGCGTTTGTTTGTGCACTCGACGTATTTTTCGTTGACGTCAAGGCCGACAACACGGCTTGCACCGAGTCGGAGCGCCGCTTCAAGGGCAGTTCCTGATCCACAGGTAGGGTCGAGAAGTTCGGTGTATTCATCCGTCAACATCTCCAAAAAGTGGGTGACGACTGCGAGCGGTTTCTCGCTAAGATGATGCTCTTTCGTAGTCGGCGCGGAGACCGACGCCGCCTTAACTCGATTGATCGGCCGGTCCCCGCGCGTTGCGAAAATAGCGATCTCATACGTGCGCCGCGGCTGCCGACGCACGTCCGGCGCGATACCGACGTTGTCGGACTTATGCCAGATGAGCGGCACCTCGCATACGGTCCAATTGTAATAGCGGAAACGGGAAAAAATCTTGCCGACGTTCTTGTGTGCTAGCCAGAAGATGCAATGCGCGGAGTCGGCGATAAAGCGATCCTGGTTGTCGAAAAAGGCCCGGACAAGAGCGTCGAAGAGTTCCGGCCGGTCGTCGTAGAGATTGTCGGTGATACGCCAACTGGCGGAGGAATTTTGAAGGTTCTCCACGTGCATACCAAGGCCGTAAGGGAAGTCGCAGTGGATGAGATTGAAGCGGCGACCTGAATAAGACGGTGCCCAGTCAAGGAATGATTGCTGGAAGGCAAATGTTTGGACCGGCTTCGGCTCGGACTTTACAATGGCTGGAGCAGCGTTTTCGACCACGATATCGTCAATGGAAGCGATAACGTCTTCCATGATTGCTTCTTGCTGCTTCTTTTGCAGCGATGCTAGCAAGTCATACGCTGCTTTCCACGAAGACGCTTCGCGCAGACGAGGCTCTGTCGAAAGCGCAGGAGCCAGCGTCAGCATGTGCGACAATGAGGAAGGATGGATTTGAAGGTCTTCAGCAATCTCGCGTTGGGAGCGGTTTGTCAACGACGCAAATCTCGCAACGGCCTCGACGTATTCCGGCCAATTCAGATCCTTGCGCCGGACATTCTCCTCAAGTTCGATAAGTTCTTGCTCATCCCTTGGAAGGTCAGAAAGTTCCACCGCGAGGATTTCTTCGCGCCCGAGATGTTGCATAGCGCGCAACCTGCGGCCGCCGGCAAGCAAACGCCAGCCTGTCTCCGTGCGGGAGACGACGACAGGCTGAAGTTGACCAAGTCGCTTGATCGACGCAGCGAGGGCTGTGATGTCGCCGTAGTCGCTGCGTTGGCGATCGGGAGCGACCTCGATTGAGGAAATTGGAATGAGCATGGGCGGTCTTTTCATGTATACGATTTTTCGTAAAGATGAATGGGGGGCACGAGGCCCCCCACCCACATCACTCCACGGCGAACGTCTTGCCGATCTCGTTGACCATCCGAGTTTCCCCATTCTGCGGGGTGTAGGCTCTTTCGATAACCTCCGCACGGAACATGCGGCCCGGGACCTCGCTGATCATCTCGCCCAGCGACTTGTTCCCGGACTCGATGCCAAGCGTGGTTTCGAGGAAACTGCGTGTCATAAACAGCGAATTCTCGCCAAGCCACAGCGTATACCGCAGCGAGCGGGGAAGTTCCACCGTCGGCGGAACCTCAACGTCAAGCGGCTGCATGATCTTCACCATCAGGTCGATGACAGGCATCGGACCGTTCTTGGTGTTGACTTCTCGTGGCTCGGTCATCTTGTCAACCTGGGCAAGGTAAAGACCGGTAGGCAGAGGCTCAGGCGGCTTGATGTCGGAAGCGCGCTTGGAAAGGATTGAGGAAAGGTCCATGTCAGTCTCCTGTGTGGGTGTTATGCGAGCGGCCGGATTCGAACCGGCAGTTGGAGAGATTTTAAGTCTCTTGCGTTTACCTATTTCGCCACGCTCGCTCAGTAATTCGCTTCTCCACGAAGGACAGCGAAAAGTTTTGCAAGGTCTGGCTCAACCTCTTGCGGGATTGAGCCGGGTTTGGAAGTTTTGAGGTCGACAAGGTGCGTGCCGACAGTCAAAAATCGGCGATTGACCGTGTTGCCGACAACTTTCTTCTCCGCCAGGATCACGTTGTTGAACATCCTGGGAATTTTCGGGGCCAACTTCTGACCAAGAACATTTGGATACGCCTTGCGCACGCCGCTCATCTCATCGCCGATGAACATCAGGTGCGCCGTCATCACGACATTGCACTTGCACGTCGAGCCGTAAAGCATTTCCAGCATGGCCTCGATTGACTCCATCGCCGCGCCGTAGTCCTGGATCTGTGCGCGCTGGCCAAGGCGGCCGCCGATTTGTAGTGCGTCGTCGAAGGCTCGCTGCGTGGCGAAGGTAAGGGAGTCAACTACAAGCACGTCTCGATCCGTCCACGTGGTGAAGTTGCCCATGGACTGCGTGCCTTCCTTCCAGTCGCCAAGGGCCTTCATAAAATCCTGCCACGCGGTCGCACGCGGGACGAGTTTATCCCCGACTTTTACTGGCCGGTCCTGCAGCGGCTTGTAAAAAACGTTGCTGCGGTGTTCCGGTGCGAGCACCTTCGGGTCAAGAAGGATGTCCAGGCCGTTGTCGAAGTCGCAGATGAACAGGCGGTAGCCGGCTGCCGCTAACGACGCGAGGGATGAAGTCTTGCCGGAGCCGCTGTTGCCAAGTATAAGAAGTTTGACGAGCTTTGTGGACTCATGCTCTGTAAGGGCAGGCATGTTAGCGCTCCGACGCGAGAATGACAACGATAGGAACAATGACAATAACGGTGATGACTAGAGTTGTCAACATCAATCTTCCTCCCCTCGAACGCGAAGTGGATCCCAACGCTCGATTTTGAACTCGTCGCGAAGGACTACATCCCGCACCGAGGGATTGGCGAAGCACACGGAGCGAAACTGGCACCCACCGTATTTGCCGCAAGACTCGTGGTTGTGAGGCCACCTGTTCGCCGCAAACGACATGTCAAGTTGCGTGAGCCAATAATGCAGATCGAGCAGCCACTCTTCTTGGTGTGCCTTAACGCGCGCGGCTACGCGGCGACCGAAGCGAGCAAAGTTCACGCCAACCTGCGTGGCGTCAATAATTGCGCCACCGATTTCAGCCGCGAAGTTCGCCTCCGCCGCTAAGACATACCCGCTGATTTGCGAAGAGAAGACATACCGCTGCCAATAGTGTTCGTTCAGGGCGGATTTGGTGTGCTTGTGCTCCATCGCGAACAGGCGGCCCTGATACGACACGATGGAGTCAATGTGCCCGCAGTAAATAACCGGAGCGTCTGAGTGACTGAATGTGAACGGGAGTTCAACCCGGAAGGAAAGTTCTACCGCTGGCTTGCCGTTAGGCAGCGTGATGACTTGGACGAAATCGCTGCGGTAGTGCGCCTCGTGCCATACGAGCGCGCGAATAAGCGTTGCGCGCGTTCTCGCGCTGTCATCACTGGTCAGTTCATACTTGATCGCTTTCCGGATCGCGGCTCGCAGCGCTTCATGCCTCGTCGCGCCCGCCGCCATGGACCGTTCGAAAGTCTCGAGCCCGTCGTGGTAAGCCGCGCCGAAGACGAGCGGGGCGGCGGCGGTTTTGGGCCTCCGGCCCTCGACGATTGCGTAGTAGTATTTTCTTGGGCACTCCTTGAACATCGCGAGGGATGAATGATCGACAGCGAAGAGGCCTGAGGATGGATCGTTTGCCTGCATTAGACGTCATCCAGAAGTTTGGAAAGATCTGGGTCAACAGGCTTTCGCGGTGCGCGTTTGCCAGCCGCTTCCGCCAGGAGAAAGTTTTCCCGCTCCTTGCGGAAATGCGCGATCAAGGCGTCTATGTCCTCATCTGTGAATTCCTCCGCCTTTTTGTTGATGATGATTTCGAGTGCTTCCGGGTCAAGGTGCATCGGGCGACTCCACAATGTGAAGTAACTCGTCGTCTACATCACGAGCTTGAACCTTCGCCAGGTAGGCCTTGATCAGGGCTCTGACGATCTTGCTCATCCCGCGCGATGTTGAGCCGAGCAACTTCAACTTGCGGTAATCCTCTGCCTCGATATACACCACTAACTGCTGGGTGTTGTTTGGCAAGGACGTAAAACTCCATCGGAGAAATGGCCTTCACGCACGCAATTTGCAAGCCAAGCGCTTTCGCCTCGACTTGCAAAATGCTCATTGCGCGGTGCACATTCGTGCAATGTATAGCCAGGCCGGGATGAGACCCGAGTGCTTCAAGAACACTTCGAGCCTCATCCCTGGTCATGTCAGATCTCCACGTCAGCCAGCATGGACTTGGCGGCGTCGCGAGCCGCCCTGCGCGCCGCGACAAGGCGCTCCGCCTCGGCGCGGAACTTGCCAGTCGCCACGAAGCGATCGACAAGCGCCTCCTGCTGCTCCTCGGTAAGAGCCTTCCACGACTTGCCCTTCGAGACAAGCGTGGCCTTGACAGCCGCCTGCGCGAGCGAACGCTCGGCGGACTCCACCGGATCGCGCGCGACGCCGGAGCCGCGGACGCCGAATTCATACTCCGCAACGTAAGCGTCGAGGTCCGCCTGGGTCAGCTGCACCGGCGGGTCCTGCTCCGCGGCGGCACGCATGCGGGCAGCGAAGTTGTTGCGGATGTTCTCCGCGTAGGTCTGCTGCAGCGCATGCGCCTCACCCTCGGTGAGGGTGATCGGGCCCGCGACGTAGCGATGCGGGATGATGAACGTCTGCCGCTGGATGGTAATCTCCTGCGTGGCAGAGGGATCGGGGTTGTTAGCAGGCATTTTGGTCTCCTTCGATGGTGTCGCGTGATCGCGACGTTTGGGATGTTACCGGTTTTGGGCGGAGTGTGCAATAGAAAAATGGTGCCTTTTACTTTTTGCTATTTTTCCTTGACTTCCGTGCCCTAATCGCCATGCAAAGTTTGCATTCCCGCACAGTGTAGCGTTTGTTTTTGACAAACACCGTGCGGTAGTAAACAGTCTCCTGCGTGAATTCGTGACCTCGCTTGCAATGCGTTTTTCTGTTCGTGAACGGCTTCGGCGGGAGAAGCGTGATGGTGAAGTCTGTCACTTCGGCGTTCTCCGATCTGCGGACCGCTCGAACAGGCTTATAATGTCGAAAGTTTCCTCCTTGAGCTTGTCGTCCATGTATGCGTTTTTCCAATACTTCCAAGCGTTCGTCAGCGGGAAAAGTTTGTTGTCTGCCTTCACCATCCATCCTTGGAACGTGTCGAGTAGTAAAAATCTTTGCCCGTCGCTGCGGGTTACTTGACTGATCGGGGTGCGGTGCAGTTTGATGTTTGTGCCCCAAAGCGAGTAAGCGAAGTTGGTTCGAGCGATGTTGGTGTTGGCCAGGTGCGCGCCGGCCAAATTCGCGTATGCAAACGTAGCGCTGTAAAGGTTGGCGCCGCAGAGGTTGGCGCCGGAAAGATCAGCCCTGGAAAGATCGGCGTTGATAAGATTGGCGTATACGAGGCTTGCGCCGGAAAGCCTCGCTTCGGAAAGTTTCGCGCCGATCAAATTCGCGCTGGATAAATTGGCGAACTCCAGGTCCACGCGATCGCATACCGCTGCCTCGACAGCGGCGCGCATATCGACGAATTTTCCGGAGAAAAGCACGGCTCCGCTCTTGTGGTTCCGGATCACGATTTGTGGCATCGGGGTTCTCCTAGAGCGGCCGGTCGCAATCGTCACACTGCATGCGAGGTGGCTTCTCGCCGTCGAAATAATCCCGAATCGGATTATAAACGTAATTATCGAACCAAGACAGGTTCGGCTTGGCACGCCAGATCGTGCCGTGATCAAGGGCACGCTGGAAGCAATCAGGGCACACGACGTGAAGCCGCGCACCAGCAGACCAATGCTGATAGGCAATAACCTTGCTCATTGCTGATCCTCCACTACTCCATGATGCCAACAAGCCGCCGCGCCCTGGTCGGCGCGGCGGCGGAAGGCGCGCTACTCAAGCGCGCGGCCGCAATCGTCACACTGCGGCCCGGGTGGCTTCTCGCCGTGCCGATAGACGCCGACAGGGTTTCCATCGTAGATGTCGAGCCAAGGCGAATTCGGCGCTGCGCGCCAGACTGCGCCGCGCTCAATGGCGCGCCGGAAGCAGCCGGGACACACGAGGTTGAGTCCACCCGGGACACCAAAATCGTAAGCGATAATTCGAGGCATGTTATCGTGGCTCCCTTAGAAAGTGATAAGCCGACGAACCGCGACGATCTTTCCAGTGTCGTCGCGGATGGCAGTCGGCCCTGTGTCGGGGGCGTAGATGCGGCGTCGCCAAGGCTGTTGGACCTTGGCGGCTTCCAAGACAAGGCTGCTGACGATGCAAGGCCTGTCGGTCTTAGGCAAGCCTTCAATCTTGGTGAATGTGCGGACCACGACTGGCACCGCGATAGCGACTTTCTGATCGTCATCCGCGAGGCATAGCGCGCCAGGCTTGGCAAGCAAGATGGCCAGCTGATCCGCGCGAGCGGATTGCTTCACGGGGACCGTCATTTCCTCTGTCAGGACGCGCGCCACTTTTCCCGACGGAGGAATGGTGATATACACCTCGTCACTCTCGATGGTGATGGGGTGCGGTGTGAGGTTGATAAGGTGCATTGTGCTCTCCGTTAATGTTGCTCTTGGATTGCTTCATCCAGGATTGTGTCGATATTCGGGGAGATCTTTTTGATCTCTGCGAGTGTGGTCGGCGTGTCGTTGAGGTAAACGCCCACGGGCTCCCATTCGAGAAAAGTCTGGCTGGCATCGCGCGGGCCATTCCGCTCCGTGTAAAGATGCCAGGTGTAATCGCAGGTTATTGTCTTGCCTGCGACGTTGACAGAAACTGATGAAAATCCGCGCGGCATGTTGGGCTCCTTCGAGGGGTTTCATGGTTACGAATATTTGTAATCATGAAACGTGGCGGTTGGACTGTCAACACTAAAGTTCAGAGATATTAAGACGCAAAATGTGCGCGTCCACGGGCTCCAGAAAGAGGACGTTCTCTTCCCGCCGCATCTGCAACGTCCGCCACTCACTATCCGGGTCCCGCTTAACAATTTCGGAGCGCACGGTGTTGTAACGCTGGTGGATGTATATGGCCTGCCCGGTGCTTTCGCACTCAATGCGAAGCCCCCTGGGGCTGTTAAGCGCCCGGCGCACCAGCTCAACAATCGCTTCGGAAGGGATAACTTTTCGGGTCATGTCGACTCCGTGAGGACAAGGGTTTCCTGCGCGCGGGTGACTCCAACGTAGTTGATGTTGGACTCCTGCCCGCCTTCGGCGGCACTGTCGTAGTTGAGAAACGTAACGCGCGGCCATTCGAGGCCCTTGGCTTTGTGGACAGTGGACAACGTCACCGCCGCGCGGTCTTTCGGAGAAAGCGCTTCGATGTGTTCGAGCGGATCACCGCCCAGCGCGTAGATTGTGGAAAGCGATGCGTGCTGGTCCACAGCGCGGGACTTCGCGCCGCGAGACTTCGCTTCGCGGAGGCGCGTTTCAAGCCAATCGTCGAGCGCTGCCCTCGTCGGCGCCTTTTTGACGATGGCGCGGAGCCCGGCCAGGAAGTCGCGGCCGAGGTAATTGATCGGGACTCGTTCCCGGATAGCCTTGAACGCCAGCCGGATCAACGGAGCGTTGTAACGGCAGATGATCGCGCCGGGTACAAGAGAAGGTGTGTTGACCCGCTCGACCGTCCCCGGCGGCGCTGACGGCGCGCAGGAAAAGTCGGGGACGTATTTCTGCGCCTCCTTGCTGACCGCTTGCGGGCAGCGGAATGAAACGGTGAGCGGCATTTCGCGAAGCGAAAAGCGGTTGATGAGGTCGTAGTATGAGCTGGACGACGCTCCGCGGAATGCGTAGATCGCCTGCGCTGGATCGCCGACGATGACGAGTTGCTTGGGGTTCAGCCGGGCGACCATTTCGTGCTGTAGTGGGGAAAGGTCTTGCGCCTCGTCCACCGCTACGAGCTGGAACGACGGGAACCGCGCGTTGAAGATGACCGGCATGTAGAGCTGATCGTCGAAGTCTACCTGCCCTGCCCACGCGCGCTTGCAGGACTCCTGCAAAACGCGCAGCGCTTGCGGGGCGAGGCTGTGAAATAAATCGTCGGGGATGTCGACTTGCTGTGCCCCTTCGAGCCAAGCGTCGAAGTCAGGGCTCGGCCGGTTGAGGATGCCGGGGCTGATCGCCCGCGCCTTGGCGATTGAGACTAGCCGGACGAGCGTTGCCCATTCGTCCCGCTCGACAGAAATGCCGAGCGATTTGATGATCTGCCCGGTCTTGTCGGAGTCAACCGCTATACGCTTGCGGATGTGGTCCGACCAGATCTTGTGGCCAAGAGCGTTCAACGTCTTCGCGACGATCTTCGACCCCGCGGGGAGTCTTTCCTGGATGTCTCCCGCGTTTTTCTTGTTGAACGCGAGTGCGATCCCTTCGGCCGAGGATGCGAAAAGCGCCGCAAGCAGCGTTGTAGTCTTCCCGCTTCCCGCAACGGCGCGAGCGGCAACGGACTCGCCGTCTGCGATTGCGGAGATCAGGGCTTTTTGCTGAGGGGTGAAGTTCATTTTACGCCTCGGACTGATGGTTTCCGAAAGCCCTGTTAAGGGCTTTCGCTAGCGCGGGACCGCTCCTTGAATTCTCCGGCAGGAAAATGCTTACCACGCCGGAGCTGGTTTCGATCGCGATCCAGGCTGTCGGACCGCTGGAATGCGCGGAGGCGATCGGCTTGTCGGAGGTGTAGATGTAGATTTCCATCAGTTGATTTCCTCCACGTGGAATTCGGAGAGTTCCATGTTGCGGCTAAGGTAGCCGTAGGTGAGCGACGTCGGGTCCGACGCGCGAGGAATGATCACGTGCTGGTAGTGGTGCCCGGAGCGGCAGATGAACGCTGCCACCGGGACGGGCAGGTTCCCGATGATTGTGGAGCGGGGCGGAAGATCGCGGAGGATTTCCGGTCGGAAAAAGTCGTAGAACCGGTCCACCTTGACTCTGTCTTCGATAGCCGCCCTGACGGCCTCGTGGCGAGAAATCACGATGTTCATTGGTCAGTTCCTCGTGATGTGATGAATTTCTTCAGCGCCCGGATTCCACGCATTGGGATCATCCGGAAGATTGCTGATGTAAGTCATGACCTTGGCGATTGTGTCGGGGCTCACCCATCCGAGCACCGTGTCGCCAGTCGGCCATTTGACCATTGGCTCGTCGCGGTGCCAAACAGCGATTTCCGCGTTCGGCGTGGCCTTCGCGAGGCGCGGCTTTTCGATAAACGGAAAGCCGCGCTTGTCGTGGTAGTTGTAAAGTCCGGTCTGGACGCTGATCGTCCAGCCATTGGCGAAGGTCATGGTGAAGCCCTGGAAGGGGTGCTTGCGCGAGATGGTGATCATTAGATTTCCTCGATAAGGCGGGCGAGCTCTTCCTGCTCGCGAATGATCTTCGCGCGGAAGGCGGGATCGTTCGGGTCAGCGCCGCGCTTCCGGGCCGCAGCGCGGATGATAGCCTCCATCGGGTCTTTTTTCTGCTTCTGCGGCATGGCCAGGTCCTTGGCCATCTGCGCGTGCTCTTCTGCGGTGGCTGGTGGGAAGCGGCGCCAAGCCTCGCGTTTTGACCCGCCTTTTCTGATGAAGTATGCGCGCAATTCTGCGCGTGAGGCGGGGTTGAGTCGTCGTGCGTGCCAACGGTCAGCTTTGATTGTTGGCGCCTGCGCGGCTGGGACTGGGGCGAGGCCACTTGCCCAGGCTAGGCTGTCATGGTGGATGATTGTAATCATCCCTCCATGCTTCGCATGGAGGTGAATGGTGGTGAGGTTGTTGGAGGCTTTCTCCGCGAGGGAGAGCCTCCTAAGCCTCGCGTTGTAAACCTCCACGAGAGAGGTTATCTGGTGAAGTAAGTTGCGAGCCTCGGTGCCCCGCGAATAATGAGGCACCGACTCGGTCCCGGGCGGCTTGCAGATGATCCGCCAGCCTTTTTGGATCGTATCCATCTTCCCTCCGTTGTTGAAGAACTGGGATTATTGTATAACATGGATTGCTTGGGCTGTCAATAGGTATTTCATGGCTATGAATATTCGTAAGGATGAAATGTGGGGTGGACGTGCTGGGAGCATGGGTGGCATTGGCTGCATGGAAGCATTGGGGCGTGGGAGCATGGAAGCATTGAGCCTGGGCGCCGAAGGCGCGGGAGCGCTGGTGTGAGGCTGGTGCATGGCTGGTGCGAGGCTGGCAAGGGCTGGTAAGGGCGTTATCGTGATGGTGGGGGGTGGATGGGTTATATAAGGGAGGATTTAAAAAAAAAATATATGAAAATTCAATGAGTATAGTGAAGGAATGCGAATGAGTGGGGAAGGGATGATGAGTGGGGATGGGGTGAGCGAGGGGTGATGCATGGCGAATGCCATGCATCACGATAACGCCCGTGGCAGCCCTCGCCAGGCCCATTACAGCAAGTCGCCAGGCTCGGGCAACGGTGTCGCGTCCACTGCGGCCAATGCGTCAGTCATCGGGCCGCTATTCTTGAGGTCGAAGTGGCACGCCCGGATGCTCTGCTTGATGGCTTCCTTCATGGCCTCCGCCCCGGCGCGATAAGTCGCGGGGGTTTCACCTCCCCACTTCCGCAAAAGCGCCTTGCGCACTTCACGTGTGAGATCGCGAAGCCAGGTGGCGCGGGCGCTGTAGCATGCGACTTTCTCCGCCCAGTCTAGGTAGTCGAGCGGTCGGCCGATTTGGCCATGGATCTCGCGAGCGGCCGTGATGCAGAATTCTGCGATTTGCCAGCAGATCGCATCGTAGGCGGTAGCGGGCATGGCTGGCTTTTGCGTCAGCCAGGACTCCGCTTCTTCCAGAAGTATCGAATTGAAGCATGCTGCCATTCCGATAAGGATGGCAGTCTCGGATGGGAACGTGGCCGAGAAGGACAGCTCCCACAACGCGAGTTCCGCGTAGTAAGGCTCCTCGTCGCGAGGGATGAGGTGAAGATGCTCTTTGGTGAACATTGGATCCTCCTTTGGGTTACTTGTGGCAAGCCTCGCGCCAGGCGTCAATGGCCTGGGCGTGGCTGCCAATGAGGGCCCGGTTCCGGGCGCAGCATGAAGGCCAAGGTCTTCATGATGGACATAGAAACTTCCTCCTACTCAGCCTCCGCAAGATCGCAGGCCTCGCGCCATGCAGCGATGGCCTGCGTCATGTCGCCGCCCGAAAGCTCGGCGATGTCCACCAGGATGTCAATGACATCCTGAGGCAGCTGCGCGGGCAGCGTGTCGTAGTAGACCGCCGCGAGCGGCACGAGGGCGCGCTTGAGGCGAGCAAGACGCTGCTCGGGCGTCTCGGCCTTCGGCGGCGGGGGAAGCGCCGGTGTGCCGGGAGCCTCCGGCGGGATGGTGGCCTCGATGCGGCGCTCGGTCTCGAGCGCCGCAGCGACGTGGCGGCCAGAACGCCCGACAAACGAGCAGTCTTCAAGTCTAGGCCACCAGCCATAGACGCCCTGGCGCTTAGGGTGTTCGCCGAAGGCATGATGGCGCGGCCCGAAGTCCGTGAGGACTTCGTGCATGTCCTCGCGGGTGATGTGAGCGTATTTGGATGGCGGAGGGCCATCCTCCGCAAAATAGCGGGCCCATTCCTCGCCGCGACGCAGCACAGCGAGGTGAGCGGGGTGGTTCTCATAGCCGCCCATAGACTGGGCGGCGATGAGGCGACGCAGCAGTGTCGTATGCTCGCGCCACCAAGCCGCGCTATCCGCGGCGTTGGTGATGCGGAAGGCCACCCCTGCGGTGGCGCGAATGATCATTGCTTCCTCCGTTGATTGCAGCAAAATGGGCCGCCTCTCGGCGGCCCATTTTTCGTCATGCGCCAGGAAGATACTTGGCCCTCCGCAGGGCCCTGGCAAGGGCCTTGGCGAAAGGCCCAAGCCATTCTGTGCCATGGCTGAAGTCAGCCATGGCAACGATCCCTCGAAGGAGTCCGAAGCGCACGACTCCGAGTCGTGCGTCGCATGCCACCTTGTCGAGGTGGCGTGTGGCAGTCCAGAGGACTGCCTCCGCTCCGTTTCGAGGCCGCGGAAGGCTCTTCGCGGCCTCGTAGGCCTCGACCATGTGCTTGTGGTCGAGGCAAGCAGCGGCCGTCATGAGGACGGCTGCCTCGAAGGGGGCGTAGTGGCCAGCCGCCGTCATCAAAGCGGCAGCGACACGGACAGGTTCCTCATCACGAATGATGAGGTGCCAATGATCCCTGTTAAGCAATCGAGGCTTCCTTGTGGTAAGGGTTGAAGGGAATGGAAAGGAAGGGACCCTCACGGGTCCCTTCCCGAGGATGACATCAGATGTCGATGTCATCCTCATGAGAGGCCTGCAAGGCCTCCCACTCCGCCTTCTTTGCCTCGACAATCGAGGCAAAGGCGGGATTGGCGATCGCGGCGCGGGCCCGCGCCGCGTATCCCTGCGGAGTATCCTCCTTGCCAAGGCGCTTGTCCCGCGCCTTGGCGAGGTTGACGAAATGGCGCACGAGGAACGAGTCGAAGGTCTCGCCACTGGCGATCCTCTTCTCGTTCCAAATGCCCTGTCGCAACTGGGCAAGGACGTGGTCGATCTGTCGGCGCAAGGACTCTGGATCAGCGTCCTTGCCCAACTTGGCGACGCTCGCGTCGCCAAGTTTTTGCTGGAGTCCATACCTCGCGATCTGGATCGCGATTTCCGGAAGGCTTTCCGGAAATCCGAAATCGGAAAGGTTGACAGTCAGCGTGCCCCCCACCTTACGAGGGAGCTTAACGGAAACGATCATGGTGCACTCCGTTGTTGAACCGTCCGGACCATTCCGGACGTCATGACATTACCTCAAAACGGAATACGCACAAAGTAACAAAGTGCAACAAATTGTAACGGGCTCGATAGGCGGAACAAGGCTTGGTCGCGTTTGATAAGCCTTGTGTTATATCACGGCGCGCTTATGCCTGGCCGGGCCCTGGGCCCGGCCCCGGCCCCACCCCCCAGGCGAGCCCGGCCCCCGACCGGGGAGACACCCCAAAATTTTCGCAAGACAAAACGAACATAAGCTCAAACCAGTTTTTCATCCTTACGAATTTTCACATCCATGAAACCACCCCACAAGCACTGGCCCCACGAACAAAGTGCCCTTGCATTGGGGCTATCACTCTTCTATGCTATCCTAGCACAGGCAGAGAATGATGGCAAATGTCTACGTTGGCTGAGCAAATTGTGCTTTCTTCCGGGGCGACGACGCACCGCCTGGACGAACATCTGCGTGTCCCGGCGAGCATGGTCGTAGGCACGATCCCAAAGGTTGGGGAGCGGGTGGAGTCGGAGTTGATCTCGGTCCGGCCGCTCGCGGAAAGTGAGGCGGCGGCGATCGCGATGGCGGCGGTCGGGGCGAAGCCGCGCGGGCCGGTTAACCTGACGGACTCCATCAGAATTCGGCATCATGCTATTGCGAGGTTGATGGCGGCGGGAAGGAAGAAGGCGGAAATTGCGAGGATTATGGATGTTTCTGTGTCGACGCTGTCGCAGCTGGAACGGTCCCCGGCGTTTCAGGCGCTCATGCTTGAATACATGAACATGATGGATAGGGAGTCGATTGAGTCTTATACCCGGCTGAAGATCATTGGTAATCTTGGCATGGATGAATTGACGCGGCGGCTCACGGAGCAGCCGATGACGATTAAGACTTCGGAGGTGATTGAAATTGTCAAGACGTCGGCGGACCGCACGGGGCTCGGACCGACGACAAGGCAGGTGACGTTAAATGGTCGCATTTCGCCAAATGACCTGCGCGCCATCAAGGCCGCTCAAAACACGATTACGGCGGAGTATTCCGTCGAAGATCAGCCTGGTGGAGATAGTGCCGCCCCCGCCGTGGGCGGAGAATACGAGGATGACGAGGCTGCAGAAGGAGGGGAAACGGTTCGAGAGGACGTTGGCACGGTGGCTGGCGAAGCAGACGCGGACGGAAGTCTTATCGGGGATCTGGGTGAGATACTTGGATCAACACGGGGAGGGCTTCGCTAGTCCGGATATTGTTGTGCCGGAGGAGAGGCTCCTGATTGAGTGCAAGCGAACCTACACGCCGGAGGCGGATGCGCAGTTGATGCTGGTTTACAAACCGCTTGTAGATCGTTTGTGGCCGGGAGGGTGGCGATTGGTGGCGGCGTGCAGGTTTTGGGCGGGGGAACCGAAACGGCTGATTGCCTCGCCGTTGGATGCTGCGGTTGGGATGAATTACTACATCCACCGTTAATAAAACGTGAAAGTGTTCGAGCACGCAGGAAACGAATTTACGCACATGATAGGATAGGTGTTGGGATGAAATCCATCGAGACAATGGCGCGGGCAGTGGCTGAGAATGCGCTTGTCGTAGCAATTTCGCGGGTGATGATATCACTCGGAGTGCCGATGATTTTGGCATCGGTGCTCTGGGTGTCATCGCAGATTGTCGCGCTTGATCGAAGGATTTCGATTATAGAAGAGCAGAAGCCGGAAATAAACCGGCGACTGCTCGAGGCGGAGACGAATGCTCGAAGGAGCATGGAGGAGCAAATCCGTCAAACGCAACGCTTTGGGCAGATTGAGGCTGGCATTGCCTCGCTTGCGGCGCAGCAGTCTGCGATGCTACGGAGTTTGGAGCGGATCGAACGGTTGACGGACCAGGCTAGGAGGTAGCAATGGATGCTGTGAATTCGCGGGGGTATAGGAATAAAAATCCTGGAAATATTGACTACAACCCGCGGAACAAGTGGGTGGGTCAGGTTGGGATTGAGCACACCGGCAACCCGCCCCGGTTTGCGGTGTTTGAAAGTCATGAGTTCGGGATACGTGCGCTTGCGGTGTTGCTGATGTCGTATCAGGATCGGTATGAGCTGCGGACGATTAGGGGGATCATTTCCCGCTGGGCACCATCCAGCGAAAATAACACGAGAAACTATATTGACCACGTTGTGAAGGCAACTGGGTTCGGCCCGGACGAGCGGCTCGATCTTCATACTTATGAGCACATGGAGCCGTTGGTTAAGGCGATCATCACGCACGAACTCGGCGGGCAGCCGTATGACCAGCGCACGATCGACGAGGGCCTGCGCCGGGCCGGGATCACGAAGCCAGTCACGACGCTGGCGGATGCGGCGACTACCGGCACTGGCCGGGGCGCGATGGCTGCGGGCAGTATGACCACGGTGGCGGGGATTGTGGCGCAGGTGGCGACTGGGCTGCAGGGGCTTGATTGGCGAGTGGCGGCGATTTTATTGTTGGTTGCTGGTGGAATGGCGGTGGCTTGGGTGCTGCATGGACGGCGGGAGGCGACGACTTTATGACTCGGTATTTGGTTAATTCCAGCCGTTATAAGCACGGTTTTGACCCTCATTGGGAAAATGTTATTTTTTACTTGGCTATGCTTCCACCTGGGTCTGAGCCGGCGGATATAAGCCCAGCAGCGCAGACTATCACAAAAGTCACTCCGAGTGAGATGGGTTATGTTGCTAATGCCGGGCCGGTTCCTGGAATGTCGGCGTGGCTTTTCGGGAACTTTGCCGGGGGCAACTCCAACACACACCAACTTATTGTTAACATGTCTCAATTGTTGGATGGGGACTTTACTTTTGAATGTTGGGCAGCGAACCTTGATTTTACTCCAAATGCGAAAATTCTGTTTTGTATAACAACTCAAACAGATAACATCGGCGTTCCCGGTTCTCACGGCGCCGGACTTAGTTCTGAGGGCTCAATTTATTATCGAGGTGAAGGCGTCATCGCTAGGATGGGTGGCGTTCCATCAGGCACTCAAGTTATTGCCACTAACTTGGCAATGCACGGCGAGCAGCCTGTGGGTGGTTCATGGAATCATTATTGCGTGGAACGCAGCGGATCGATCAACCGCTTTTATTTTAATGGCCAGCCTTGGGCATTGACAGTAAATAACGCAACTGTGTTGAGCTCACTCCGACTTTTTCTTGGTGGTGGCACAACCTTGGCCAATCAGCCGCACGCTCGTTGGAAAGGTTATCTCGGCCCGACTCGTTTGACGCGAGGAGTTGCTCGATTTAACGGCACACCGTTTGTGCCTGGGTTCGATACCTCTGGGTTGATGGTAGAAACGGCCCCGTCTTTTTCGACGCGGAGTTGGGTGCGGGTGCGATTCACTGCGATGAATTCAGGGGGTTATGCCAAGCTGGGTGAAATTGAGTTGAGAACTAGCCCTGGTGGACCTGACGTGGCGTCTACGGCTACACACGCATGCACTGCGACGTCTAGCCAAGGCACGGCAGCCAATGCCATTGACTGGCCTAATAGTATGGTTTCCGCGACTACAGGCCTTCTTGTTGGGGACAATATCACACTCGATCTAAAAGCATCTTACAATGTTCAGCATATGATTTTGCAGCAAGGGTCTAATTACGCTACCGCTTTCCGACTGCAATATTCAGACAATAACACGGACTGGACGACGGCTGCATCGTATTCAACGATGAGTCCGTGGTTCTCTGGACAGCGCCAGCCTTTCCATGTCCCGAGCGTCGGCTCACACAGATACTGGCGGGTAGTGATTGACGCTGTCGCGCCTAGCACGACGGCTGACATTATTAACGTCGATCTTTCGGAAACGCCAACAAGTCATTCGCTGGTGGTGCATCCTCATAGATTTGGCACAATCCATAACTACAATTGGGACAAGCCAACTGGGAATGTTTTTGACGGCAATCTTTCCACAGAAGGCTGGATTATGAACACATGTGGATGGGCGACCGTTAGGTTGGCAAATCCAGTATCCTCAATCGAAGAGTTGATGATTAGGTCTACTAGCGATAATACCTACACGCCATCTGCTGGGGTGGTGGAATACTCATCGGATGGAAAGCGGTGGCAAACGGATTGGGGATGGTCGGGGTTGACGTGGGGACCTTCAGAAAGTAAGGTAATCACACGACCTTAGACGAAGGGGTATGCTCCATGACGACGCTCCAGTTTTGGCTTTTGGCAATTGGAGGATTTATTTCCTCCATTGTGGCTGCGGTGTTCGTGGGAGTTGCGCAGGGGAGGGCTCGTGAAGAAAAACGGCAACTTGAAGCGAGACTTCGCGGAGCGTCGGAGCGCGTTAGGGCGGACACTGACGCTTTGCGGGTCGGCGATCCTGTTGGTGAGCTGCGCGCCCGTGGCTGGGTGCGAGGCGTGGAAGCCGATCGTGGTGGACACGCAAGATAGGTTGACGACTGAAACGGCACGGCAAATTCTTGCCCATAATCTCGTGGGTGAGCGACTTTGTGGATGGAGGGGACAATGAGCGGAATGATGGATCCTGGGATGTTTATGCAGATTCTGCAGGCGCTGGGTGGGACGTCGCCAGTGATTGGTGTTAGTAACCCGGTCACGGCGGATCCAAGCGTGGCGCAGCCGCCACCGCTTGACCCGCAGGCGAAGATTGTGGCGCAGGGCGGGCAGAAGACTGGCGGGTTCCCGATTAACGCAGCGACGCTTGCTGCGCTGGGTGCGATAAACGCTGGCCTGCAGGCCGGGCGGCCGGGACCAGCGCCGATGGCGGGGACTCCGCATGTGGCCACGCGAGCGCCGGGTGGGTTTAGCCCTGTGTATAACAGGCTGCCCGGGCGGGGTTAATGATTGTGAATATTCGTAATGATGAATAGCGGTTGTTGAGCCGAGAACTATTGGGCGCGCCATCGCAATGATGACTGCGGAGCAAAGACTTGCGCATTTGATATCGCTTCCGGTCTCCGCGCTGACGGACGACGATGTGAAGTTCCTTGTTAAGGAGTGTTGGGAGGATCCGGTATTCTTTTGTAAGTATTTCCTGCCACATTTGTTTCCGCAGCGTATTCCGTGGTTGCATCGTGGAGCGTGGGCGGTGCTGACCGGGAAGACGAAATTTCTTGAGAGGTATGGAGAGATTGATAAGATTGTTGATAATTTTACGTATGAGCGGAATGGAACGCATAGCATCTTCGAGCGGACTGATAAGGGACTTGTTCTTAAGCGGCAGCCGTATACGTTAATGATCTGGCCTCGCGGGTTTAGCAAGACTACGCTAGCGGGCGTGGCGTTTAATATCTACAACGTGGTGTTTCAAGAGCTGCCAATGGCGCTTTACGTCTCCGCGACGGGACGGCATGCGGAAGCGCAGTTAGAGAATATTAAACGGGAGCTGGAGTCGAACGAACGGATCATTGCGATTTTTGGACAATTAAAGCCTGGCCGGCAGGAGGCCGAGCGGTGGCGCGTTGACATGTTTGAGACGACTACTGGAATGACCATGGTCGCGCGCGGTAGTGGCGGGCAGGTTCGAGGGTTGAACCACCGTGGGCAGCGGCCGAAGATTGTTATCGTTGACGACCTGGAAGATCGGGATAGTGTGGCTACGCCGGAGCAGCGGGAAAAACTGCGTAAGTGGGCGTATGCGGATTTGATCCCGGTGCTGCCGAAGATGGATCCAGACGCGTCGATGATTGCGCTGGGGACGTTGTTGCATCCGGACTCGTTGATGATGACTTGGGCGTCGGATCCTCGGTGGACGGTGATGAAGTTTGGGGCTCGGGACAAGCAAGGGGATCTGGTTTGGCCGGAGAATATGGATGAGGAAAAGTTAAGACTGGAAGAAGAGTCAGCGATTGTCTCGAACACGCTTAGTGAATTTTATATGGAGCGTTTTAGCGAGATTAGACTTGACAAGGATCGAGATTTTCGCACGGATCAATTTCAGTATAGATCGCCCGACCCGGGTGAGGTGAAGTTTATCAGCCTGTATCAGGACCCGGCGATTTCAAAGCGGGAACAGGCGGACCGCTGCACGTTCACGGTTGTTGGGATGAGTGACAAGGGGTGGCTTTATGTGTTGGACCAGGTTGGACGGCGCGGGATGAGCCCGCGGGAACAGATTGACACGCTGTTTGAGTTGTGGAATAAGTGGAAGCCACACCGTGTAGGGATTGAGGCGAATGGGTATCAGGCGGCGCTTGTGCATCTTGTGCAGGAGGAGATGTTTAGGAAGAAGAGTTATTTTGAAATCACGCCGGTCACTAACACGAAGAAGAAGTTTGAGAGGATAAAGGGTATTTTGCAGCCGAGGTTCGCGGCGAAGTATGTGTATTTCGCGTCGAGGTGGCCGGAGCTGGAAAGCGAGTTGTTGAATTTTCCGATGTCGAAGCATGATGACTTTGCTGATGGGTTGGCGGGCGCGGTAAGTTTGCTTGATGATGGCGCGTTTTTAGCGGATAGTGGGACGGAATCGGAGGTTGTGCCGCTGAGGGATGTGATTGGCGGAGACTGGCGCTATGCGGTATAATCCGCTTCCAGGCATGGACTGGATACAGGCACTGGCAAATCAGGGCACATGGAGGCCGCCGCCGGAATGGGCGCAAGACTATCCGTGGATTAGTCAGTTGCCACAGCCGTTGACGAGAACGCCGGCTGGTAGGGTGATTGAGCCTCCACTAGGGCAACGGTCAAGGGAGGTAGGGCCTGAGTGGTGGTTGCAGCCTCCGGCTGTGGAATGGACTGATATTCCGGATTGGTTGCAAGCGTTGAACATGAGTCGTGAGTAGATTGCGCGGTAAGCGAGTTGGGATCGGCCATGCTGGAACTTAATCTAGATAATATTCGCGGAGGTGCGATGAACCCGCCGGCGCAGCAGGCCGATGAAGAAGAACGGCGCTGGCGCGAGGAAATGGATGCCTTGTGGGAGAGGGCGCGTAGGCGCTCTGGCACTTATAGGCTCGCCTCGATGCTGGTCCCGCAGGACTTTGGCGATATATTATTGACCCTCGCTATGAGTCCCGGAGCTAGGTTGGGGATGCGAACGGCGCTGGCTGCGTTGGGCGGGCTGACCACGCAGATCGGCGATGCGGAAGGCGCTTTTCTGCCGAAGGAGATGTTTAGGCGTCTGCGAGCGCATCCGTCGGCGGCGGCGAGGCGGGAGGCTGCGCGTGGGGAAGACGCGATTACAAACGCGGAGCGTCATTCTGGCGTAGGGGTGAATGATTTTGTATCCTGGAGCCCGCAGGTTTTTAACAACGAGTTTCCGGAGTTGTTGCAACTTGGGGCTCCGTATGGGGCTATTCCGACTGAGGCGGGCTGGGTTGCGCTGCTTAGTCCGCAACGGCCGTTGCGTTTGTTGCCGCAACTTTCTGCTGACGCGGAAGAGCTTTTACGGCGTCCAGAACTGTATAGTATCGCGCGGCCGCAGTCAGAGTATAGGTTTGATCCGTGGCTGGATTTCGCTATTGGCTTAGACACGAGTCCTAATGTTCATATAAGGCGGTCTACTAGCCGCGGGTATTATGATCCGATCGACAACTCTATTACGCTTAGTGCTAATCATATTTCGGATGCGCCGAGCACTTTTGAGCATGAATTACAACACCGCGTGCAGCATCTTACTCCAGGCCGCTATCTAGTGGGCAGTTCTACGCAGACGGTTGTTCCGCGGAATTCGCTGAATTTGTGGTATGAATATTTACGCAGAACTTTGGTGCCTGACAAAGAGCCAGCCGTTGGTTGGATGACTGCACCTGGTGGGATAGATCCTCGGCGTGAGATCGCCCTTGCGCAGTATAATATGTATTTGAGTAATTTTGGTGAGTGGGAAGCTCGGTTAGCCGCGCGAGCACATGAGGCAGCAATGAACCCGGCTCGCCTTGGTGGGCAGGAGGGTGAAAGTTGGCTGGATACATATCGCAGGTTAATTGACTCAATGGCGGATGAGGTCATGCCGGATTTTAGGGTTCAGTAAAATGAATATTATCGTCCCTCCTGAATACGTCCCGATCGTGCAGCGCGCCGCTGACGAGACTGGCGTTCCGTATAACGTGCTTGCTGCGAAGTTGCAGCAGGAGTCGGGTTTTCGTCCGGACGCACGGGGCGCGGCGGGTGAGATTGGCATTGCGCAGATTTTGCCTCGAACCGCAGCGCGGCCTGGATACGGGCTAAGTCCGATCGCGTTGGAGGCTCTACGTGATCCCGAGCAGGCGATACCGTGGGGGGCGAGGTATCTGGCTGCGCGGGCGCGAGCGGCGGGTGTTAGGGATTGGTCCGATCCTGCACAGGTCGCTCGCGGACTTGCGGCGTATAATGGCGCTGGACCGCAGGCGGCCAGGTATGGTAGACAGGTCGCGCAGATGGCAGGGTATGTGGTTCCGCCGGATGTGGAGACGCAGCCTGTGGGGGATGTGCCGGGGCAAAGGTTGTGGTCGAAAGCGTGGGCGGATGCGCAAGCGCCGGAGCGAAGCGCGGATGATGTAGCGACGCAGCAGGTGCTGCAACTTATGAGGCTGATGGGGACTATTCGATGATTGATCTTGCGCCGGGCACGCCAGAGCATGCGCGTGTGTTGAAGTATGTGAAAGATAGGCTGGAGCGCTCGGAACGCGCTATGGCGGATTTTTATCCGCGCTGGCGTGTGAATGAAAGGAAGTTGCAGGCGTATGTGACACTGAACGATTACGAAAAGATCCTTGACGCGGCGAATAAGCGGGGACAGCCGCCGAAGATTGTCTCGCTGGTCATGCCTTATGCTCACGCTGTGGTTCAAACTACGGTGACGTATTTGATCCACACGTTTTGCGGGCGGCAGCCGATTTTTCAGGTTAGCTCGTATGACGGTAGCCGGGCGATGGCGGCGCGTGCACTGGAAAAACTTTTGCAGTATAACGCGGATCGCACTAAGTTAATTTTGCAAATCTACAACATGATCACCAATGCGGAGGTTTATCAATTTGGTGCGCTGAAAGTTTCTTGGATTGATGAATACCGGGAGCGGACGCGGCTGAGTCAGGTGCAAGCGTATGACCTTTATGGGATGATGACTGGCGCGACAACTGTCCCGGAGCGTGTAAGGGAGTTGGTGTATAGCGGAAATCTCGTGGAGTCGATTGACCCGTTTTTATTCTTCCCAGACCCGCATGTGCCGATGACGGAAGTCAGCCGGTATGGGGAATTTGTATTTTGGCGGTCGTATAAGTCTTATGTTTGGTGCAAAGGGCAGGAAGCGCAAGGGAGGCTGAAGTATGTGGATGCTGTGCCAAGCACTATGCCTGATAACTTTGGTAATTCTGAGTCGGACCGAGCGGCGCGCGGTCAGGGTAGCGCTATCGCGGGGTCCAGGTCGGATAGCCAAACCGAATTGTCCGTGCGGATGATCCAACTCGACGAAGGCACTGTGGATATTATCCCGAAGCAACTTGGCCTTGGGGACTCGACAGTGCCGGAGCGGTGGATTTTTACGATCGGGAACAAAGCCACAATTCTACGTGCTGAGCGACTTGAGGCTGACCACGGGCTGCACCCGGTGGCAGTGATTGAACCGCACGCGCTTGGGCAGGCGTTCGGTTCGGTTTCCACTGTGGATGTTGTGGGGCCGGTGCAGGATCATATTTCGTGGCTGGTGAACTCGCACATGCAGAATGTGCGAGGAGCGATTAACAACAGGCTGATTGTTAATCCGCACTTTATTGAGATGAGTGATCTGCGGAAGGACCCGACTAGTCCTGATGATGACACGTCTTTTATTGTGCGCATGAAGCAGAGTGCGTTTGGTGTAAATCCGAAGGACGGGATTTTCCAATTACAGGTGGCGGATGTAACGCAGAATAACCTCAAAAATATTGAAATGATGATCCGCATGGGTCACATGTTTGCTGGCATCAATGATAATCTCATGGGCCTGCAAGACTCTTCCGGTCGTAAAACCGCAACAGAGGTGCGAGTTTCTGGTGAGGCCGGTGCGTCGCGGCTGGCGGCTAAGGCGCGGTTGATCTCGGCGCAGGGGCTGAGTGATCTTCCGCAGATGATGGGGATCAATTTGCAGCAGCGGCTGAATCCTGAATTCTATAGGAAAGTTATTGGCCAGGATTCTGATCCAAGTTTGATGATTACAGGGCCGGAAAGCATCGCGGGGGATTTTAACTATCCGATTAATGATGGCACGTTGCCGCTCGATCGGGCGCTGTTGCTGCAAGTGTGGAAGGAAATTCTTATGGGGGTAGCGCAGGATCCGGAGTTACGGCAGACTTATTCCCTGCCTAAGATTTTCCAATACGTTGCTGATCTCGGGGGCGCTACTAATATTGAAATGTTTAGAGTGCATAAGGTGCCGGACGAGATAGTGTCGCAACAGGCTGAGGCCGGAAATCTGGTTCCAACCAGTATGCTTGCGGGAGTAGGCAATGCCAGATAATCTTGATGTAAGATTGTGGCTACGTAGTATTTTGCGGGAAGAAATTGAACCACTGGACAAGGACGGAAAGGCGGAGCTGGCGCAGGTTTTGAAAGGTCCGTTGATGAAACCTGTGTGGGCGGCCTTGGCAGAGCGGATTGAAGTTATGAAGGATCGTGCGATGTCTTTGGAATTGACAAAGCCAGAAGAACTTGATACATTACGCGCGATCCAGGCGGAGACTCGCGGCATCATTGTGGTGCTGGAGACCATGTGGGAGATGACTAATGAGTGAAGCGCAGGCGACCTCGGCTACGGAAACGCCGGTTGACGTTAATGGGGTCAACAAGGAGATTGCTGATATTATGAATTTTGATCCGTTCAAGACGGATCAAGAGCCTGCACAGGAGAAGCCTGCGGAGGCGGCTCCTGCACCTGAGCAGACGCCTGCGCCGGCGCCAGCGGATAATCCGCCGGAGGCGCCGAAGGTGGACCCGCTGCAGCAGACGCTTGGTGCGCTGCAGCAGACTGTGCAGGAACTGCCCCGCGCAGTGGCGGATGCGGTGAAGCCGCAGACTCAGGCTCAGCCGGAGCCGGATGCGTGGGCTCCGATGGTTGACGGGCAGCCTTTGAACTATGTGCAGGTTATGTCGCAGATCCCGGATGCGGTGCTGAACGGGTTGATTAGTGAGAACCCGGTGGAGCGGAAGGCTGCGGTTAGCAATCTGCTTGGGGTTGCGATGCATGTGGCGCACAGACTGGCTACTAAGCAGGCGGTTGAGCAGGTGCGCAATGAAATGACACGTGTGCTGCCGCTGTTTGTGCAGGACCAGATCCGCACTCACAATGCGATGCAGACCGTGTTTAATGATTTTTATGGGAAGTTCCCCGCTCTTTCGCATCCGTCTTTGCGCCCCGTGGTGCAGGCGGAAGCGCAGAAACTTTCTCAGCAGCTTGGAGTGCGTGAGTGGACCCCTGAGTTCCGGGACCGGCTTGGCGAGCATGTCATGAACATGCTGCGCGGAGTTGTTCCCGCGACGGTTCAAACACAGCAGCCGGCAGCACCGATGGTGGGACCGACGGCGAGGCCAATGACGGCAACTGGTCCTAATAACCTGCAGCAAGAAATTGCTGATCTTTTATTCTGAGGGTTAGGTCATGGCTATTCAGGGTCTGAGGCACACTGGTAACTTCGCGACGGATGCTCGTCCGAAGAATTGGCGCGAGGGCATCCTCCGGCTTTATCCGAACGGTATGGCCCCGCTTACGGGTCTTACCTCTATGATGAAGGAAAGGGCGGTGGATGACCCGGAGTTTAGTTGGTGGGAAAAGGCGCTGCAGACGCAGCGAATGGAACTGAGCGCAAATCTTGGCGTGGCCGGTAACCTGACTGTGGTCAGCGGTGCGCTGCAACTTAAGGCCGGTCATGTGCTCCGGATTGAGCACACGGGCGAGATTGTGCGAGTCTCGTCCAACCCGACCGTGGATACGGTTGTGCCAGTTACTCGTGGTTTTGCTGGCACGACCGCGGCAACTGTGACTGTGGCAAGCGAAAACCCGTTTGTCCACGTCATGGGAACGGCGTATGAGGAAGGTTCTTCGGCGCCGACTGGGATCAACTTTGACCCGGTGAAAAAGTATAACTACACGCAGATCTTCCGCGATACGCTGGAAATGACCCGCACCGCGTCCAAGACTCGCCTTCGCACGGGGGATGAGGTCAAGGAAGCGAAGCGGGAATGCCTTGAGAATCATTCGATCCAGATCGAAATGGCGTTTTTCTGGGGGCGGCGGTCGGAGAGCACGCTTAACGGAAAGCCTATTCGCACGACGGGTGGGGTGATCTCGTTTATTGACAGTGCTAATGTTGTGAATAATGCGGGCGGCTCCTTTAACATGACTACGTTAGAGGGCTGGCTCAAGCGCATCTTCGATTACGGTTCTTCGGAGAAGGTGGCGTTTCTTGGTAATCGGGCACTGTTAGCGATTAACCAGTGCATTCGGAAGAATACCGCGTTCCAGATTACGTCTGGGATCAAGGAATTCGGAATGAATGTGTCGCGACTGATTTGCCCGTTTGGTGAGTTGGTGCTTAAGACGCACCCGCTCTTCAATCAGATTTCCTCTGATACCTACAATACCGCTGACTCTTCGATGGTGGTGCTGGACATGGCGAATGTCCAGTATGTGTATCTGAATGGTTCCGACACTAAGTATCAGTCGGACCTGCAGGAGAATGGCCTGGATGGCATGAAGTCGGGGTATCTGACGGAATGCGGCATTGAGGTGCATCATCCGCTGACGCATTTTATGATTAATGGAATGCGGACTGGCGTGGCGGATACGTAATACTGGGTTAGTGGGGTTCATGGATACGATTTTTCGTATCCATGAACCTTGGTTTAGGAGCACTGCATGGCTACATTTGCTGACTTCCAAGCGATTGTGCGCGCCGCAGTGCGGCGAGGTGACTCGCTTAACGTTGAAATCGCATCTGCTGCAAAACGTGCGATTGAGTTCATTGAGAAGAACTACAATTTGCCGTATATGCGTCGTGTGCTGGAGCAGACGGTTACGAATGAAGCGGTGATTAGCGGAGCCGATGGCAACTTGCTGAAAAGTGTGCAGTATGTGCGTTGGATTGACTCATGTGGAACTTGGCATCGGATTGTGCAGATTGACCCTGATCAACTCGTGTCAAATAATGGCGTAGTTGCCTCGGGGTATGAGCATCTGATTGAAAGTGATGGAGTTGGTAATATTACGCACCGTCTTGTGTTTGACGCAGCGTTTGCGACGCCGACAGATGTTGAGATTTTGATTTATCGTTACTCACGAATTGATTTGACAAATCCCAGTGATGCAGATCTTTGGCTTGTGAATAACGCCGAAGGCGCGCTGCTAGCGCGCACTATGATTAACCTGGCTCCGATTATGCGAGAGCCGCAGGTATTTCAAATGTATCAGCAACTTTGGCAAGAAGAACAAAATACGCTTCAGTATGCAGTGCATGAACTTGAGCAGGGCAATCGTTGATGGCGCAGCCACTTTTTTCAGCAAATCTTGACCTGCTCGTGACCGGGATTATGCCTGGGGTGAATGAAGAGCATGTGCCGCTGTGGGTGCGTGCTTATGATGTGATGATGGAAAACTCTGGCCTGCGTCCGATACCGGGCCTGGTTAGGCCGTATGTTGACAACGGATTTTTCGACGACCAGGATCCTCCACCGACCGGGCTGTTCGAGGACCAGCCTACGCTGTTCGACGACACTAGTAATCGCGTATTTTTGGATGCTATTAGCCCGGAGGCGGTTAAAGGCATCCACGTGCAAAAGCAGTCGGATGGAAGACTGCTGGTTGTTTGGGGCACGGCTACGTCGCTGTTTGCATTTGACTCAAATGGCGTGGCAAATGTGACTCGCACTTCCGGGCCGTATAACGGTAACACGTCTCCGTCTGATATTGTGGATGAGACGCATTGGAGTTTCGCGCAATGGGGTGACTGGGTCGTAGCGACTAACGGCGTGGACAAGCCGCAGGTCCTGAAATATCCTGCTCCTAAGTTTGTGGATTTAGCTGGATTTCCTTGTAACTCCGCGCAACATGTGCGAGTGCTTGGGCCGCATTTGCTTGCGCTGAATTTAACTGGGACATATGCGCCGACTGGAACGGTGGTAGGCCCGAATGAGTTTTGCTGGTGCAAGGCGGACGACATTGAAGAGTGGAATCCTGGGGTAGCGCCGACTGCCGGGCTGTTGCCAATTCGGGATTTTGCCGGGCCGATTATTGCTGTTGAGCATTTGGGAAACGCACTGCTGGCCTATGGTGAAAGCGCGGTGCATGTGATTGAGTATGGCGGGCAGTTTTTGTTTACGGCTAACAAAGGCGCTATTGGTGTAAGAGCGGTAAGTAAAAATTCTGTGGCCCCCGCAGGGGCACAGCACATCGTGCTGACACAGAATGGAATTTTGTCGTGTGATGGGCAGAGTTTCCGCCCGCTTGCGTATCCAGCCCTGGGCGCGTGGCTTGAGGATGTAGTGGACTGGACGCAGAAAAGTAGGATTGTGCATGTTGTGGATGTGCGGCGGAGCAATGTTATGTGGACTCTGCCGGGGGTGGAACAAGACTTTGTTTTGGTGTATAACTGGCTGAGTGATAAGATCACTACGGCTTCCAGACCGTTTACAGCCGGAACCAGGGTGGAGTCTTTGTGGCGTCCACTCTGCGGCTTTTTCAACGGCGATATCAGAATGATGGTTGATGCTCCGGCAGATCGCGCGCCGGAGTTAATCACAAAGCCGCTGCTTGTCGGTAATAGGACTCTGCATAGTTTTATTGATGCGGTGGTTGGCCGGTGGTCTGGCGGCTCGGCGACAGTGCAAATTAGGTATGGCGAAAGCCAGAATGAATTGGATGCGCTCCCGTGGATCCCTCTTGGAAATTTCTCTGCTAAGGAGAATATTTTGTGGGCCATGAGGGAGACTATGTTTGTGCAATTGAGAATTTTTAGTAGTGGGGTTAAATGGTTGTTGACTGGGATTGAACTTATCGGGAAGCCGGGTGGAGGGAGGCTCTAATGCCGCAGCATGATTTTAACATCGCAAATCAACTTTTTCCGCCGACTCGTGCGGATATCAACAACGCGCTTGTGGCGCTGGCGAGCAATTCTAGCGGCACAACAGCGCCAGTCAGTCCGATTGCTGGGCAGTGGTGGGCGGATACTCAAAACAATGTAATGAAGTTCCGCAACAGCACCAACGATGCGTGGATCGAGTTATTCACACTCGACGAGGGCACGATTGTGCAGCCGGTGACTGTGGAAACGGTCCCGGTTGGCACTATTGTAAGTTGGCCTGGTTTATTTGCTCCGGAAAAGTGGCACCTTTGCGATGGGTCTGTGCTGAACCGGGCGGATTATCCTGGTCTTTTTAATGTGCTTGGGACCCGGTTTAACACTGGTGGTGAGACTAGTGCACAGTTCCGACTTCCCGACCTTCGAGGCAGGACAATTGTCGGGCGAGACGACATGGGCGGGGTGGCCGCCGGACGGGTGAGCCAGGGAGTGAGTGGCGTTAACGGGCTGCAGCTCGGCGCGACCGGTGGACATCAAGCGCTGCAGCAGCACTCGCATGACGTAACTATCGCAAGTGGCACGATTTCTGGCGTAACGGACTTTGCGGGAAATCACACGCACAGCACCAGTGGCGCTCTTGGCGGTGGAAACGGCATCGCCACTGTATGGACGCCGGGCAATTCAAATAACTATATGTTGCAGGCTGGCGGCTTTGGTTCCTACTTTACGGATCTTGCTGGACAGCATCAGCATAATTTCACGGCAAACCTAGCCAATGTCTCTGCTACGGCGCAGAGTTCTGGTGCTGGCAACGGGCAGAATATGCCGCCATGTATGGTGCTGAATTACATTATTTATACCGGTGGTGTGGGCGCCGAAGGCGATGGCGGCGGCGGCAATATTGAGCCTATTCTTAGTGGACTGGAAGCATATATGTTCGCGTGCTCGGATGAGACTACCGCTATTTCGGCGCCCGGAGAAGTTATTCGAATTAGGATGCCGTATGAGTTTGTCCCGACGGGTGCGCGTATTTACGTCAACAGCGCCGCGACTACAGGCACGTTTGAGGTTAGTGCGACAGTAAATGGCAACCCTATGTTCAGCACTAATCTGACGATTGATGCGTCAGAGCGGACAAGCAAAACGGCGGCTGTGCCGGCGGTTCTGGCTATCTCGAACATCGCGGATGACGCGGAGATTATTGTGAGTGTGGTGAACGCGGCGGACGGAACAGTGCGTGGGCTGAAGATGATTATTTATGGATATCGGGTAGTTAACTGATGTGGCCTCAGCCTGAACATTTTAGGTCTCTCGAAGACTGGGCGAGGCGTTTGACGCAGGTTTTGCAGAGGCAAAATCTTGTCAAATGGCTAGCGGAAAGGTTCGAGGCCGGCAACAACATTACGCTTGCTTACAATCCTCGCAAAGACACGATTACTATCGCAGGGGCCGCCACTGCCACCGATTTAAGTTATAATCCTAGCACGCGACTGCTTGAGTCTTCGTCCGGGAATGACGTCACATTACCGCTTGTCACGGCGACAGAAGCTGGGCTTGCGCCAGCGTCGGGCGGCGGAACGACTAACTTTTTGCGGGCTGACGGAACCTGGGCGGCGCCTGCCATAAGTGGGAGTTTTACCGTCAAGGACGAGGGCACCGTTGTAGTCGCTAGTGCAACTAAGCTCAATTTTGTGGGTAGTGGCGTAACTGCGACAGATGCGGGTAGCGGTGAAGCAAATATTTCAATTCCAGGTGCTAATGCGGAGGGCCGTGCCCATGTAGTGCCAAAACTTACGGATTTTACTTGGGTCAACCAGGGTCTGCTACGGCAACTCAACGTAGT